CTTGCCGTGGGCGTCGATCTCGACGCCCATGCGCAGGCGTCGCCCCTGGGACTCGCGGCGAATCGTCACGTCGAGCAGGGTCGGGTCGAGGATTTGAATCTGGATCCGGAAGGGCCCGGCGCCGGGGCGGTAGCGGTAGAGGATTTCGCCGTCGGACGCCAAGGTCCACAGCATCAGGGTCTCGATCTCTTTCCAGCAGAGCTTGCCGGAGACGTCGCAATTTCCGCGCTTGCCCCAGGCGGCCCAGGCGGATTCGAGTAGCGCATTGGTGGCGCTATCCAGCGGCGCCGTGCCGGTGGTGTCCTGGCGGTTGCGCGTGGCTTGACGCAGGCGCATCTGCAGGCGGATGCCGGCGGCCCCGAGGACGTTGTCGACGAGCTGAATCCGGTAACGCTTGACCCACTCATTGTTTCGCGCCAGGTTGCGCGAGCGTGCGCGCAGTGTCGGCAGTTGGTTGTGCAGGTCTTCGTTGATTCCGGCGGCGGTGGTGGCCCAGGACGACACCCAGGCGGGAGTTTCTCCGGCTTCGAAGCTGCGCGAGGCGGTGCGCAATTGCGCGAGCTGCGCGTGGTGCGCTTGCGCGGCCATGCCACGCACGGCGGACTCCAACCACGCGGCGCGATCGGCGGCAGTTTCGCGCGGAGCGCGGCGGAAGGGCTTGGCGAGGAGGTCGAGAAAGCGCACGGTGATCTGCTCCCGGTCAGCCGCGATAGAACACGCGGCCGGAAACGCCACGCTCGCGCGCTACCTCGCGCTCGTAGTACGCGATCATGTCGGCGATTTCGGTGGTGCTGCGAAATTTCATGCGGCGGTCGCCGATCTGGTACTCGGCAACCGGGCCATGGCCGGCGGTGCAGTAGCTGGCCAGCGCGGCGCGCAGATCGTCGAGCGCCTTGACGTTGGCGCTGCGGCCGTCGAACGTGGTCGCGGTGGCCAGGTTGGCCGCGATGTCGAGCGTTTTGGTTTCGAGCGAAACTCGCTCGGTTGCCGGGCCCGCAACCGTGCGTTCGACGAACACAAACAGCGTCGCGCGGCCGGCGGCCCAGGAGGCGGTGGTCGCAGCGGCCAGGGTGACGGTGTGCTGCGTGCCGACGCCGGCAGCGGAGAAGCTGGCCGGGCTGCTGCCCGTCGTCCAGAGAATGCGGTATTTGAGCGTCCAGCCGTCAGCGGCGGAGTACTCGGGGAGCGAGCGCGACCAGGTGAGAGAATCGCCGGCGCGAATGGAAAGCGGCTCGGTGTCGGGAATGGCCAGGGTCATGGGGCGTCATGGTGGCGGACCCTGGCCGGGGAAAATAGGCAAGAAATTTCGCCGGCGGATTACTGGCGGTCAATTCGCTTGAGCAAACGGCGGCAGGAATGGGACACGTCGTCCGCACCTCCCAAGGAATACAGGCGCAGAACGGCGCGGAGGTCCGCGAGGTCTACCGACTTGCGCACTGCGTTTCGTGCGACGACCAGGCGCGCAACATGGCGACAATGGTCGTCGGCAAGAACTGCCTGTTGCCGTCTCCACCGATCGCTCGCTGTTGCACTGCTTTCTCCTGGCCGTTGCGAACGGTCATCTTCACGGACAACCGGACACGGGCTCCGCAAGAAATCAAGGACGGAAAGCTGTTCCAGAGCGAGGCGCTTCATGGTTTCAAAGCTCACCGGCATCATCAGGCTCCTTCGCGATTGATACGATCAACGGCCACGCCAGCGCACCAGCGATTACTGAACGTTTGAATCTTTCAACTTCTTGGCGATTCGCTCGGATAACTCCCGGTTCGGCCTCACTTGCGTATCTCGATGTCCGGCACGATTGCCAGCGGCTTGAACACCACGCGGTATTGGTACTGGCTCGCTTTTGCCGCCGAGACCTGTTCCGCGAAGTACGTCACGTTGTCCGACAGTCCGAGGAAGTGCTTCTTGTACTCACTCGGTCCCGTCTTGCAGGTCACGGTGACGGCCTTGGTTTCGGTGGCGCTCCCGAGCGAACACAAACCTTCGACGCTCAGCATGTACTCACCAGTGATGCCGTTGTAAAACACGATGCGCCGGCTGATCTCAAAATTGTCCGCAGCCTTCGATAGATTGTGCGAGGCTACAGACGCATCGCTCGTGCAACCAGTGAGGCCGAACCCGGCAGTCAACAAGGACGCACCGGCAATCAACGCTGCTACCCGCTTAGTATTTTTCATCTTCCGTTCTCCTGTTTAGCACCGTGGGCCGGTGCGCCTGTTACTTTTACGCTGGCTGGCGTGGAGAAGTCCACAAGGACGCCACTATTTAGGCGACGGTTCACGCCACCATCAAACGCTACCCAAGGTTTATTCCTGGCCGGCATCCAGGGCCTGTCAGTAGCCAACTTCTGAAGCCGTTTCACCTCGTCCCGCAGAAGCTCCAGGAACCCCCCTGATGACAGATCCTCTATCGCTTGGCGCTTGAGCGCTTCATATTCAGATTCCACTATCATTCTCCTGCATGTTTTACGCGCGACACCGCCAGGCACGCATACCCCGCCTTGCTGCGCGCGAGCGCTATCGGGTCGCCGTCGCAATCGTCCGGGCTGATCACCTGGCCACCGCCGAGGAGAACGGCGATGTCATGCATTGCGCTATCGAGCCACATCGTGGTCTCGCGTTCCTTGCGCAGATCGTCGTCGAGCGCGTCGAGGGTCTCGGCGGCGAGAAACAGCGTGGCGGCTTCGCCTCCTCCGCTCTCCATCGCAAACGCCATGGTCGCGAGCTTGGCGGCCAGGCGCTTGATTCTTGCAGGGTCGTGGTCGGTAGCGGTTGTCTTGGGCATGGTTAAACCTCCTTGATTGGTCAGCGCAAAAGCTGGCGCAGTTGCTGCACGCGCCGCACGCTCACACCAAGCCGGCGGGCGAGCGCCTCGCTGTCTTCTGCGGGTGACGGTTCGGCGATCTCGCGCAGCAGTCGGCGCTTGGAATGCACGGCGATGTAGATTCGCGTGGCGCCGTGCTCGCGGCGCACGGCGGCCTCGAACCGATCCCACACGTCGGCGGGTACGTCCGGCATGGACTGCCGGGCGGTTTCGATGATCTCGCGCAGACTATCGCCGGCCACGGACTTTTGAGGCGCGAGCGGCCATCATCGCGGCGAAGACTTGCGCGGCGGTGTCGGCGGTAGGGGCGTTGGAGACGTCTTCCGGCGTGGGCGCCGAAACATCGTCTGCCAGTGGCGTATCGCGCGCGGCGGCGCCAGCGGCTGCCGGCGGCCTGGCCACGCCCGCCAACGGCCCGGCCAGCCGACACGCGGCAAGCGCCAGAATCAAGCAGTCCAACGCCTCGTTACGCGGTCGAATCTGTTTCCACTCCGAGAACACGCGCGAGCCCCGGATGCGCTTGACGAGCTGCTCGGCGGCGATCTGGGCAAAGTACTCGTCGTCGAAAGCCGGGTCGGCCGGGAAGTGCAGGTAGCCAGGGCCAGGCACTTGCAGCTTGAGGCGCGCATAGATCAGCGACTTGGCCTGATCGACGCCAATCGGCTCGATGGGCTGCCCCTGCTTGCGACGCACCCGCAGGCGCTGCTTGCGCCGGCGCGCGTCCTCGATCATCGGGCGCCCCATGCCGGCAATTCCCTTGGTCGGCAAGGCCCACGTCTTGCCGGCGCAGAAGTCCTTGGCCATTGACGTGTTGTACCCCGCGTCAACGCACACCATGGCCACGCGCGCGTCGCGCAGGAACTCGCCAAGTTCGGCCCAGGGCTCCGGCGTGGCCGTGTCGCCGGGGAATATCTGGTGATCGAGCAGCCAGCCCTCCTCACCATCGCCCCAGGCGACCAGCGAGCACTCGAGCCGGTCTTTCTGCACGTCCACGCCGGCGGTGAGGCGTCGCACCTGGCGCGCGGCGCGCAGCGAGGCCAGCGTGTAAATCTCGACACGCGCGAGCACGCTCGCGGCGTCGGCGCCGTCGCCTTCCTCCCGCCAGACCTCGCCGAGGTAGGTATTGACGAACGCTTTCATGGCGGCGGTGTCGCCTTGCACGTCCACCCATTTCTGCGCGACCTGGCGCCAGCCCAGGCCCAAGCCGATCGGAGCGTAGAGCGAATTGATGTGGTAGCCCCGCACCAGCTTCACGCGCGGCCGCTCGGCGATCCACCGGCCGCGCGCGAGCATGGTCGTCTTTTCTCCCTCCTGGATCTCGGCGCCGCAGGATTCGCAGGCGTACCAGGCGTCCACGACCACCTTGGTCTCGACGGCCCCCGGCGTGGGCTCCTCGGCAATCTCGGTGCGGTACTTGAGATTGCCGAACTTGAGGTGATGGAAGTCTCCGCAGTGCGGGCACGGCACGTGGTAGCGCCGGCGGTCGCTGCGCTGGTACGCCTGGTCTATGCGCGACTCGTCGGCGACGGTGGGCGTCGAGACCAGGAAGGTCTTGGCGCGCGAGTACGTGCGCTGCCGGTTCTCAATCAGCGTCATCGGGTCGCCCTCGCCGCCGACGTCCCACTTGTACGCGTCCACCTCGTCGCAGATCACGTAAGGCAGGTGATCGGAGCGCAGCGAGTCGGCGCTGTTGGCGCCGGCCTTGATGACCCGGGCGTTGGCGCCGTACTCGAGGATGTCGGCCCGGTTGGCGCTGCTACGCGAGGCGCGGCTCACCAGGTCGGCGAGCGGCGGATTCTCGGCGATCATCTTGGAGAGGCGCGGGTTGAATGAGCGGTCGCGCAGTTCGAGGCTCGGCACGACGACAAGCAGGTCGCGGTTGCCCAGGTGCGCCATGGTGTAGCCGAGCCAATTGAACATCGCCTCGGTGCCGCCGACGCCGGACGACTTGATGAACACCACCGTCCGCACCGGCGAGTGCTCGGACAGATCGTCCTGAATGTCGCGCAAGTACGGCGTCAAGTCGGTGCGCCACTTGCCTGGCGCATTCGTGCCGGCGACCAGCCAGCGATGCTTGTCCGCCCACTGGCTGACCGTCATCAGCGCGCGCGGCCGGGAGCCCCGACGGAAGCGCGCGCCGAACTCGGGCAGCGCGCTGCTCGCCGCTTCCGCGCGCCGGCCGATGCCATCGAGCAGGGTATGCACGGCGTCGGAGAGGAGGTAGTGCACGCGCGTCTCGTCGTGCTCGCCGTCGATCGCCTGCGCCAGGCGCGTTGGCAGCGCGCGCAGTTCGTCCATCAGCACCGCCCGCACCGCCAGCGCGGCACGCAGCAAGTCGTCTGCGCGCCGCGTCTGGGCGGTGGCCTCGTCCAACTCCCGCCGAGCGTCAAGCGCCTTGAGGCGCGCGCGCTCGGTCTGGAGTTCGGTGAGGGTGGCGGTGGTCATGAACTCACCCGATCATCCGCCTGACAGCATCCGCCATGCTTTCTGATTTATCTTTGGCGAGATTTTTCAGTCCACGATCGAACTCTTGCGCGTCAAGCACGTTGCGCACCATTCGCGCGACACTTTCAGGCCGCATCACCTGGAACGCTTGCGTTATTGTCCATCCAGCCTCGCGCAATCGTGCCGCTCCGTTGCAATCATGCGAGCAGCACGGCGACCAGTCGTGACGAGGATCGCTCGCTATTTCGTATTCGCCAGCACAGTTATCGCATTGCATCTGGGTCTTCCGGAATAGGCATCCAGTAGCGCGGTCCGTCTGCTCGCGTTATTCTGTGGCCGTCCCAAGTCATGTGCCAGCCGGTTGTTTCGCGTCCTCTATCGTCGCAGGACTCCAGCCAGCGTAAGGCGTTCGGAATGTCCGATCCGCAAAGCAGCACAAGCACGGCCGTTCCGTCTTTCGGAGCCGTCGTCATCCGTTGCCATGGATGCGGAATGGCGTCGATTGCGGCAGAAAAGGTAACGTCGTCGTTGTTCATGTCACTTTCCTCCTGCGCCAACCGATCCACCAACGCCTGAACCTCTGACTCGTACCAGCCTTGGGTACGCTCAGAAATCCGCACGGCGACCGGGAGGTCGTCGGCTCCGGCAAATAGCTCTAGGACACGATGTTTCTCCATTTCCCCTACCGCGCGCTCGCCAGCGCCTTCTGCAGCGCCGCATCAAACAGCCCGTCGAACTCGCTCGCGACCACTTTGCTAGAAATCCGGTCCATGTCGATCCGCCGGCGATAGACCGGCGTGGGAATCGCCAGCATCAGCAGCCTCGGGTAGCCGCGCGCATCGGTCGCCCACAGGCCGCGCCGCACCTTGTTGGCGCCCTTGCCGTCCGACCAGAACATGCGCCCGGCGGCCTTGGCGTTGCGCAGGCTGCGCTTGCTTTGCGTGGCGTTCTGGTAGGGGTCGCGGAAGAGTCGCAGCGCGGCGTAAATCTGCTGCGTCTGGCCGCGCGAGAGGTTGCCGTACTGGTCCAGCTTGGCGTCTGGCCCGGGCACCAGGTACTCGCCGAGCCCGATCAGCCCGGCGCCGGTAAAGGCATCTTCCATCCGCTTGCGCAGGCGCGTACCCCCGGCGAACTGGTGCCCGAGGATTTCGGCCATGGATCGCGAGTTCTTGCCGCCGATCTCGCGATCCTTGAGATACACGGCAGCCTGCAGCCGGGCCTTCGTCGCCGGCGTGATGAACAGGCTTTTCATCACCAGCGGCGTCGGGCGGTCGAACTGCGCCGACATTTCGACCAGCGTTTCCTCACGCACGCGCTGGGCGGTCCGGTTGATCGCCAGCGATGCGGCAAACGGCACTTGCCTGGCCTGGCTGCCGAGGCTGGCGGAAATGGCGGAAAAGCCTTCGATGCGGACGCCGAGGGTGATCATGGTTGGCCTATCGAGTCATCAGGCGAGGCAGGTGGTCGGGGTTGCCACGCGGCGGCGTCTCGTACAGCGAGCAGCGGGCAAACGGGGTGACGTGCTGCAGGCACCAGTAGTGCGTGCGGGTTTCGCAGCCGACACGCATCGAGGAGAGGCTGCGGCAGCCTGCGCAGGAGTGCGGCGGGTCGACGTGCAGGAGTGTCTTGGCCGGCGGCTTGGCGGGTTGCTTGGATGGGGTGGGGGCGGGGGTCATGGGTGCTTTTCCTTGCGGGGGGAAATTTGCCGATCGTCGAAGCTGCAGCTGGGGCCCGGCGCGGCGGCCTGGTGG